CGAAGACTATGTGCATCCTGTTTTATCACGACTACCGCCTGTGATCTCAGGCATTATGCCCGGACTTATGCGCCCACCTCGCGGTACGCTGGGCGCGCTAGGTTCTGGCATCAAGCGTGACATTGGCCAGTTTGATAACGACATTTACAACGCGCAGCGCGGCATCACGCCGGGTTACCCCACGATGGGCACCGAGTTCCAGCGCGCGTTCGTCGAGCCCAAGCCATCGGTCTACGAGATGCTGAGCGGCCTTGAGCCCTCCAAGATACCAAGTACGGCCTCGGCCGCGGTCAAGCCCAACGTCAAGGGCACGTGGCTGTACGACTACACCGAGGGTAAACCCTATGCCAGCGATGGATCAATCCTTGGCACCGTAATTAACCGTGCCTCTAAGAACTTTGATGTAAGCGCGTGGGAAATAAACACGTTGTCGGGGCTTCCTGAGTGGGGCAGAGATTTATTTGCGCAAAGAAAAAGAGCAGCGTATCAAGCAGCCGCAGATGCCGGCTTACCGTCGTCTGCACGCAACGACATACGCATCCACGCGATTGAGCAATTTGTTGACGAGTACAACCCGTTGGCCGTTGCGCAGGGTTTGGACCCATTACCGCCTGTTAAACCGCAGATCGAGAACACTAACGCTTACAACGAGTGGTTGCGCAAGCCCCACCTGTCGTATATCCAGAAGCAGATGGGCACAGGAGTAGCGACCGACCCGGTGGTCAAGGCTGCTGAGGCCAAGACGCCGTTGGTGGCTGAAGACACCGATGTGATGCAGCCCACTGGGTCACAGGGATTTGACAACCGTAATCGGGCGTTGCAATTGCGCAACGCTACTCCGGGCATGGCCGAGAAGTACCCCGACGTGGGTAACCTCACCGCGACAACTGATATGGGCAAGGTGGTAGAAGGCATAATTGACCGCGAGATAACCATAGAGCGTAAGGGCGACATCGATGTTAACGAAGAGCCACGCTATGCCGGGATACCCGAGCAAGCCGGCCCTGACACGCCGATCTATGACCTGACAAGCTACAACCAAAGCAAGCTGTCTGGCCTACCTGAGATTCAAAAGTACGTGTGGGAAAACCTTGAGAACGGCAAGTTTGACCCCAAGAAGATCGGCAACGTGTCGGTCGAGCAGGTCGCTAAGTTGATGGCTGATGACATCAAGAAGACCCAGCGCGCTGAGGCCAACAACGCCAAAATGTATGAGGGGTGGCGCTACAAGCGGCACCAAGAGCTGCCAAGCGTGACCGAATATGATGACGGCTCAAAGATGGTGCGCTTCGATAAAGAGCGTGCCGAGGCCGACCTAAACGCGTTTGTGCGCGACGTGTCAGTCGACACCAAGGACCTAAACCATTGCTTCGCGCAGTGCGGGCATTCGGTGCGTGGTGCAGCGCCTGAGTACAAGGGCAAGTACCTGCCCGTCGTAGAGCCGCACACCGGCATACGGCCTAAGGGTGCACCAGAGCCCCGTGGTGAGTACCACATGACAAGTTTCATGAAGGGTATCCTGAGCGGCGAAGAAGTCCACTACACTCTGCGTGGCCCCAACGGGCAGGCGCAAGCAACTATTGACACGCGCCCTGACACCAACTCGTTTGATAACTTTAAAGTTAACCAGATCATGGGCGATGACGACGGCCCGATTAGGCCTGAGTTTGTTCCCCACGTTGTTAAGTGGCTCAACGAAAACGCTAATAACATCTCAAGCGCCACACGCGAGGACGGGCTAAAAAATCTTGGCGGTGTCTTTGACGCACGAAATACCAACGCGATTGACATTATGGGCATCAGCCCGCTTTGGGAATCAAATCCTATCAGGACCACGGTTGAAAAGATAAAAAGCGACATTGACGCACCACGGTTTATGACCCCGCCAATGTTTGCTGAATACGCGCGTACAAACGGTATCAATTTACTGGAAGTGCCGAAACTGCCTGTAAACGAGAAGGACGCAATCAAGGCCCTTGAAGACTATCGTAAGCGTTACACCAGCGCCCTTGCAAGCAAGAACGAATTTGCAACGCCTGAAGAGTTGCAAACACGGATTGATGAGACTACAACGGCCATTCAGCAGATCAAAAACAATTTAGCTACCCGCATTGCAGGTAACAGGCAAACAATTCAACAAGCGCTCGGGCCCGTTATCTACGGCGATGAAAAGTTTGACCCGTTGTCCTTGCCTCAGACGTTGAGAACGGTGGCATACGACCTGCTTGGCAACACTGACCCGGCTGCACGACTGCCGGCAGATGTGCACTTACGCGCTATACAAGACCTTGTTCTCGAGGGTGAGCACGCAGCAGATCAAAGATTTCTTCAGAACAAACTTGATAGCATTGCTCGAGGCGATCCCGCGTACGGAAATCTAACCTACAAGCAAAGAACTAACCTTGCAAATATCTACAAGGACTTTTCTAAAACAATTACGACCTATCCTGAATTTACAGGGCGTTACTATCCACTACCAGAACTGCCCGGGCACAACGTGCGTGAGGAAATGCGCACCTATAGAGAGTTGGCACATAAAAACATTGACCTGTTTGATCGCTTAACAAGCAACCCAAACATGCCAGAGTTAGAGCAAGTGCGCGCTAATTTAAAAGCACGTGATGCGTTAACAGCGCCCTACATTATGCAAGAGCTTGATAGCTGGATTGCAAACGGACCGGGCGCGTACTGGCAAGACACACCCATACCGATGCCGTTAGAAAATATATTCTTGCGGCTAACGGGTGAGTCAAGCGACTCAAGGCTCACACCTGATTTGCACAGGGCGTTGGTCAGGACGTTGATTGACCCAGAGCTTACCCCTCAGATGGTGAAGGCCCTTGACAGTAACCAACTTGGAGATTTAATACCCGAGTTTAAAGATGCACCTAGCAATGAGCTATACAATGCCCGTAACATCATCGCCGATTACGGTAAAAAGCGTTTTGAACTGAACAACCGACTCGACACCATTGAAGAGCATATTAAACGGGATGCTGAGCTTTCATCAACATTAGGGGTTGCCCTTCGAGGACGAACCCCGCCCATGGATATTAACTGGAGTGTTGCAAACGAGCTACGTGATGCGTTTATAAATTGGAACGAGGTAGGGTCTGCGGCTTACGAGGCATCGCCATTTACGTTTTCATCGCCAGAAATAGCTCGCGTTGCCGACATGCTTATTGGTGAAAGAAATAGCCCGCAAGCGCACCTACCTGAGGCTGTGCATTGGGATATTGTTCGCACATTAGCCGACCCCAGCACCACTCACCAAGAAGTGCGCGAATTGAGAGCTAAGTACGGCCCGGGAAATCAGACACTTAGAAATCCGCAAAAACTTAACGCCTTACACATCATTAAACAGTTTATGGACAGGCAGGGCATAGCCGTTCGGACTAATGCAGAGCATCCAACTTACGGGTTTGCCAAAGGCGGCAAAGTATCCCTCGATAAAATGCGTCATGAATTAACACAAAGGCAATAATTATGGCCACTGAAATGCCAATCCCTCAAGACTACGGCCGCTTCATCGCCCCCGAGGCGCAAGGTGACAACGAGTTTGCTGACACAGCAGAGGTCGATCTGTTTGATCAGGCTGACGTTGAAGAGCAAGACGACGGCTCAGCCATCGTGCGCTTAGAGGACGACTTGCTCGGACCCGAAGACTCGCCAGACTTCTACGAGAACTTAGCCGAAAGCATCCGTGCGTATGACTTATCGGGCATTGCGTCTAAGTACATCGAGCTCGTTGAGAAGGACAAGGACGCCCGCGAGGGTCGTGACAAGCAGTACGAGGAGGGCTTGCGTCGCACGGGGCTTGGGCAGGACGCCCCCGGCGGTGCGTCGTTTATGGGGGCGAGTAAGGTCGTGCATCCGATCATGGCCGAGGGCTGCGTGGACTTCGCAGCACGCGCCATCAAGGAGCTCTTTCCGCCTGACGGTCCGGTGCGCTCAAAGATTCTGGGCGAGGTGACTGAGCAGAAGACGATGATCGCCGAGCGCAAGCGCGATTACATGAACTACCAGTTGACCGAGAAGATCGAAGAGTACCGCGACGAGGAAGAGCAGTTGCTCACCCAGTTACCGCTCGGTGGCTCGCAGTACATGAAGATCTGGTACGACGAGTCTAAGCGCCGCCCCTGCGCCGAGTTCCTGCCAATTGATAACGTGTACCTGCCATTTGCCGCGGCGAACTTCTACACCGCGAGCCGTGTGACCGAGGTCAACGACATCACGCAGGACGACTTTGAGGCTCGCGTGTCATCGGGGCTTTACATTGACCTTGACATCTACCGCGCAAGCCAAGAGCCTGAGGAGAGTAAGCCTGAGAAGGCGAATAACAAGATTGAGGGTCGCAAGTCAGAGTCTGACAACATCGACGGCGTGCGTCGCGTGTTCCACATCTATACGTGGATGGAGCTCGAGGACGATCAGAAGTCCAAGGGCGAGCGTGCGCCCTACATCCTGATGATTGATGACCTGTCGTCCGAGGTCGTGGGTCTGTACCGTAACTGGGAAGACGGCGACGAGCTCATGACTAAGCTCGACTGGATTGTTGAATTTAAATTCATCCCTTGGCGAGGTGCCTATGCAGTGGGTTTGCCCCACCTGATTGGCGGTCTGTCTGCTGCTCTTACTGGCGCTCTGCGGGCTTTGCTTGATTCTGCTCATATAAACAACGCCCCCACGATGCTTAAGCTGAAAGGGGGTAAGGTCTCAGGGCAGTCTATCGTCGTAGAACCCACTCAGGTCACGGAGATCGAGGGTGCACCGGGCGTGGACGACGTGAGAAAGATCGCGATGCCGATGCCGTTTAACCAACCCTCCGCGGTGTTGTTTCAACTGCTTGGTTGGTTGACTGACGCAGCTAAGGGTGTCGTGACGACTGCTGAAGAGAAGATCGCTAACGTCACCTCTAACGCCCCCGTAGGCACCACGCAGGCGCTGATCGAGCAGGGTGCTGCGGTGTTCTCATCCATCCACGCGCGGCTGCACACAAGCCAAGCTCGGGTGCTCAAGATCATCGGGCGCCTGAACCGTTGGTACTTGGACGACAACCCAGACGAGATGAGCCAAGAGCTTGGCGTCACCTCAAAGGACTTTGAGAAGAACTCTGACGTTGTACCAGTCTCTGATCCACACATCTTTGCGGAGAGTCAACGCTATGCTCAAGTTCAAGCCCTCGCTGCGCGTGCTCAGGCTAACCCTGATCTTTATAACCGCCTTGCAGTCGAGAAGCGCATTCTTAAACAGATTAAGCTTCCTGACATCAATGAAGTACTGCCTGACCCTCAAGATGTTAAAGAGATGAACCCTGCGCTTGAGAACGTCGCGATGACGCTCGGCAAGCCCGTCGGTGCGTTTCCTAGTCAAGAGCACTTGGCGCACTTGCAGGTGCACTTGGATTACGCAAAAGATCCGATGTACGGCGCGAGCCCCATCATGGCACCGGTGTTCATCCCCGCAATGCTTGAGCACTTAAAGCAGCACCTGACGTTGTGGTACCTGAACACGATGGACAAGTACGCATCTGATGCGCTAGGCGAGCCGTTTGACATCCTGAAGGTGCAGCCTGTCATCCAAGAGGCTCAGAAACTACTCGCCGCAAGCTCGCAGCATGTGCATCAGGACACGCAGCAGCAGTTCGCGGGTGTCGTGCCTGTCATGCAGCAGATGATCCAGACGATTCAGCAACTCAAAGCGCAGCAGCAACCGACAGATCCATCAGTGCAAGCGCTTGTTCAGACTCAGATGGCTGAAACTCAGCGCAAGGCAGCAGACGATCAGGCTCGGTTGCAGCTTGATAACGCTAAATTGCAGGCGGATATCCAAGCCAAGCAAGAGAAGAACGTCGCCGACGAGCAGATCAAGGCAGCAGAGCTCACCCACGACATCAACTTGCTGACGCTTGAGCAGCAACATGAAGCACAACGTCAGCAACTTCAAGCCCAGCAACAACAACAGCTCCAAGCGCAAGCCGCGCAACAGCAGCAGCAGCAGCAGCAACAAGCAGCACAACAATCCCAACCTCAAGGAGTTTAATCATGTCAGACGCAATCTCGCAGCACAAACGCATGGCAATGGGCGAGTCTGTGCCTATGGCTAAGGGCAAGTCAGTCATTCAGAAATACGCCAAGGGCGGCGCAGTGATGGCCGAGGGCGGCGCGGCGAACCTGCCAGCAAGAGGCGGCGTTCTAGAGCCAATGAAGGCAACGGGTGCAAAGATTGCCAGCCTTAAAAACGGCGGTATGCCTAAGAAGGGTATGGGCTTGACGATCGCTATCGGCATCCCTGTGCGTAAAGCCGCTGGTCGTGGCCGCTAACCCAGTCAGCGAGCTGATCGGCAAGTTAAAAGAGCGGCGCTTAGAATTAGCGCTGTCGCTTGCTGACGGCTACGCGATCAATATTGAGTCCTATCACCGCATGGTCGGCACATATCAGGGCTTAGGTGAAGCCCTAGACATACTTGACGACATTTTGACTGAGAAGGACGAAGATTTGTAGTAAAACCGCGCCGTAGGGCGCTTTTAACCAAGTGCCGAATGGCGCTTTAAGGAGTGAGTATGAAGGACTTTGAGACCCTCGACGAGGCGTTCCCGCAGTGTGTGCACGGCATCACCCCTCTTGGTGCCCGAGTGTTGTTGCAGCTCAAAAGCGTCAAAAAAGCAAGCAAAGGCGGCATCATTTTAGTTGACGAAACCCGCGAAACTGAGCGTGCGCAGTCAATGATCGGCAAGGTCTTGGCGCTTGGTCCGATCGCGTTCAAGAATCGTGACACTTTATCCGAATGGGGCGAGGGCATCTGGTGCCAAGTCGGCGACTACGTGCGCGTACCCCGCTGGTCAGGCGATCGGTTCACGGTGCCCAACCCAAATGACGCGGATGAGCACGTTTCTTTACAAATTCTTAACGATTTTGAGTTGTGGGCGAAGGTTGACCCTGACCAAGTCTTGACCATGAGGCAATTCGTATGAACTCAACAGAAAAAATGGAAATGCAGGTCGACGAGGAGCAAGACGGCTCCGCAATCGCCCAGTTACCTGAGGGCGAAGCGCCCGAAGCCGAAGAAAAACCCGAACTTGCCGAGGGTGGTGAGGTCGAAGCCAACGACGGACTTGATAAAGACCCCGATCGTGAGGCAATTCGCGCTGCTCGGCGTGAAGAGCGACGCCTTAAGAAGTCTATTCATCGTGAAAAGACTAAAGAATCTAGTCATTTGATCAATAATCTGCGTACACAGAACCAGCAGCTCTCGGAGCGCCTAGCGCACCTTGAAAAGCGCACCTCGGGGGCTGAATTAGCGCGTGTGGACAAGGCGATTGACGACACCGAGGTGCAGATCGAGTACGCAAAGATGAAAATGCGTGAGGCCGTTGCCAATCAGGACGGTGACGCGGTCGTCAAGGCTCAGGAGCTGATGTACGAGTCGCAACGCAAGCACGAATCCTTGAAAAACATTAAGGATCAGGCAACTCGGCAGATGTCGCAGCCGCCTAAGCCCACGATGAACGTGCCAGATCCGTCGGTTCAGCGCAATGCCGCGGAGTGGATGGAGCGCAACCCGTGGTACGACCCACAGGCTAAGGACATGGACTCTGAAATCGCTCAGCGCTTGGACAAAAAGCTCACCGACGAGGGCTACGACCCATCTAGCCCCGATTACTGGGAGGAGCTTGATGATCGCGTCTCAAAGTACCTGCCGCACCGCACAGGCGGTACAGCCCCGCAACGTGCTGCTACCCAACGCCCCCGCATGACGGGCTCAGGGCGTGAGTCTGCGCCAACTGGGCGTGGTAACGAGTTCAGGCTCTCTGCTGACCGCGTGCAGGCAATAAAGGACATGGGCGCGTGGGAAAACCCCGATCAACGCGCAAAGATGATCAAATCCTACGCAAAATATGACCGTGAAAACAAAGGAAGGAACTAATCATGGATAGCCGTTTAAAACGCAGTGCCGGCGAGAGCCGCAACAACCGCACCGAGCAGGACGCATCGCGTGCAGCGCCCGAGGAGAACTTTCCGATCGTGCGCGAGCGTCGTCGTGCGCGTAACGAGTTTCAGCAGACCGTGCTGCCAAACATCCCGGAAATCCCCGGATTTCACCTGTGCTGGCTTGCTACAAACAGTCAGTACGACCCGATCCATCGCCGTTTCTCGCTAGGCTACACGCCTGTGCGAGCCGACGAGATGCCGGGCTACGACATGTACAAGGTCAAGGAGGGCGACCAGTCTGGCCACATCATGTGCAACGAGATGCTGCTTTGCAAGATGCCGATGGATATTTACCAAGACATTATGCTCGAGCACCATCACTACCAGCCGATGGACGAGGCTGACAAGATCCGCGTCGACCAAGAGCAGCTCGTGAGCCAACGCGATCGTTCAGGCAAGGCCGCGGGCAGCATCGAGGGTGGCTTGCCAGATGAAAGCAACATTAAATTGCCACACTTTAATTAACTTGCTTTACTTTTAAAAAAATAGTATTAAAATATGCAGCATATGGATGCCCGCTTTGTAAAAAGCAGGTATCCACACCAAATTAGTCCTAAAAATCATGTTTTAGATGATTTTGCCTGTAGCTTTGAAGAAAGCGAAAACATTATCCCTTTAACTGTTTTTTAGGAGCATCCTATGAGTGCAACATCTGCACCTTTTGGTCTGCGACCTGCGTATTTCCCAACAGGGTTGGAACGCGCACAAGCATTAGCCAATGGAATCACCTCAGGTTATGGCACCGCCATTCTGAAGGGTCAAGCCGTTCAGTACTCGCCTAACGCAGGCGTCATTCTTCCAGTTCTGGATACAACCACAAACAGCGGTTTAGTCTCTGGTGCCTTCGCAGGCGTCGAGTGGACTGACACAACTGGTCGTCGTCGCGTGTCTAACTACTGGCCTGCAAGTACTGCATTTATTGCAGGTAGTTGCGTTGCCTATTTCTACAACGACCAACAAATCGTTTATGAAATCCAGACTGATGCAACTATGGCTCAAACGGCAATCGGTAACGAAGCGAATTTGAGCAACTTCACCGCGGGTTCAACAACTACAGGTCTGTCGCAAATGACCCTGTCGGCTTCTTTGGCTGGCTCAGGTTCTGCAGCCCAGTTCCGGATTGTTGATCTGGCCCCGTATCCTGATAATAACTGGGGTGACCCATACGTGATCGTTCGCGTACAAGTCAGCAAGCCACAGTTCGTATCGACCGTTAACGCTATTTAAGGGGAGATGACAAATGGCAGCTCCAATGCGCAGTACGGACTTCCGATCGATTGTTGAGCCAATCCTCAACGAATGCTTCGACGGAATCTATGACCAACGAGCCGATGAGTGGAGCACAGTGTTCCGCGAGCAAATGGGCATCCCTAGAAACTACCATGAAGAACCCGTCCTGTACGGCTTCGGCGCGGCTCCTCAGTTACCTGACGGTACTCCCGTCTCGTACCAGCAGGGCGGCGTGCTGTTCCTCCAACGCTATGTGTACAACGTCTATGGCTTAGCCTTCGCGTTGACCAAAGTTTTGGTTGAGGACGGCGATCACATCCGCATCGGTCAGGTTTATGCCAAGCACTTGGCACAGTCGTTGATTGAAACCAAAGAACTGCTCGCAGCTAACGTATTGAACCGCGCGTTCAATAGCAGCTACGTCGGCGGCGATGGCGTTTCGCTCACCAGCACTGCACACCCGATCGTTAACGGTACGTTCAGCAACCAGCTCTCGACTGCGGCTAACTTGTCGCAAACTTCGCTTGAGCAGATGCTCATCCAAGTGCGTCAAGCTGTGGACAACAACGGCAAGAAGATCCGTCTTCAGCCGCTGAAGCTGATTGTTGCACCCGGCAACGTCTTCCAAGCAGAAGTTCTGCTCAAGTCTGTGCTCCGTACCGGCACCGCCAACAACGACATCAACCCAGTCAAGTCGATTGGTCTGATGCCCGAGGGCGCTTCGGTACTGAGCCGTTTGACTTCAGCCACCAACTGGTGGGTGCAGACTGACGCGCCAGAAGGTCTAAAGTTGATGATGCGCCGTGGTCTGGAAAAGACTATGGAAGGCGACTTTGAGACTGACTCAATGCGTTACAAGGCAACAGAGCGGTACACGATTTCGTGGACCGACCCTCGCGCAGTGTACGGCACGCCCGGCGTGTAATGTAACAGGGGGCTAGTCCAAAAGATTAGCTCCCTTTTTTAATTTAATTCTGAGTGGTTCAAGCCACAGGAGTTTTAAAATGCCTCAATTTTCAGACGACCTATTCTTAGGTTCCTCGCAGACATTCATGGGGGTTAACACCACCTCCGCGTTAGGCGACCCAGCCCCGATGGACTTGGGCGTTGGTCCTCTAGGTCGAATCTATGCGTGGGACACAGTCCCCGTTGCTAAGGCAACAAACAACATTGCAACCGCAAGCGTCTATACCTCAACAGTCACACTGACTGCTGGCACTGGCACAACTTCTGTTGTGCGTGCTGATGGTACGACTGTTGTGCAGCTTGACGTTCCTCGCGCAGTCGCAACAACAACTGGTGCAGGCTCACCAACAACCCGTAACGTCACAGTCTCCGGCTACGACTACTACGGTCAGCCAATGAGCGAGCTTATTGTTACTGGCGCGGTTGCCTCGACCACTGTTAACGGCAAGAAAGCTTTTTTCCAGATCAGCGGCATCACAATCTCTGGTAGCCCTGTTGTGACGGTTGCTGTTGGTACGACCGACATCCTCGGTGTACCAGTTCGTATGACAAACGTAGCTTATGTCTCCTCTGTTCGTTGGGATAGCACCTTAGCAATGGACGCCGGCACTTTTGTTGCCGCGGTCACCACGACAGCAACCACTACAACTGGTGATGTTCGTGGAACGTATGTGCCCTCAAGCGCCACAGACGGGGCTAAGCGCCTCGTTATGGGAATCTTGCTGCCAGCTATCGCCGTTGGTCCGAACTCAACCCGTACTGGCGCTCTTGGCGTCACACAAGCCTAAGGGGTATGAATCATGGGTTTCAAAGAGATGAAGATGATGAAATCTACCGAGCCCTCAGTTGACGAGGTCGGTAAGGGCATGAAGAAGGGCGGCAAGACTAAGATGGCCATGGGCGGCACAATGCCCGCTGGTCCCTTAGCTGCAACGCCTATGCCGATGGGCAGTCGTGCCATGCCATCGCGCCCAGCAATGGGTCGCCCAGCAATGGGTCGTCGTCCTGATCCTCGCGCAGCAATGCTCGAGGCCGCGATGGCTCAGGGTGCAGGAGCCCCGATGATGCGCAAGAAAGGCGGCGAAGTCGAAAGCAAGTCTGAGCATGCCAAAGAAGAGCGCCAGATCAAAGGTCTGAAAAGCGAGCTCATGTCGCATGAAGGCAAACCAGCATCTAAGGCTCACAAGGGCTTAGCTACTGGTGGCGTTATCAACGGTCAGGGTGGCTACAAAAAAGGCGGTGTCGCTAAGTACGCAACAGGCGGTGTCGTAAAGGGCGCTCCTGCTGGCTACAAGACTGGCGGTGTCGTTAATGGACAAGGTGGCTACAAAGACGGCGGTCACGCTAAAATGTCATGCTCAGGTGGCGATGGCTACAAAGCCATGAAGAAGGGCGGTTCATTTTAAATAAGCACGGGGGTTCGCCCCCTGCTTTTTGGAGATATTTATGACTATTACTGCCACCTCGCAGACATTGTTTGACGGCGAGCGCGTCGCTATTATGAAGTTTTACGCCACCATGAGCGCAACGGAGAACGAATCCGCTGTGGCAAAGGTCACGCCATCTGCGCTTTTACCTTCTAATGCGGGTGGGGCTTGTGATGCCGTAAGTATTTTAAAAATGCACACGCTGACGCATGGCTTAGAAGTCCAGATGAATTGGGCGGCTACTGCGCCGGTAGTCATTGGGACAATCCCACAGAATACAAACTACACCCAAGACTTTTCTAATTTTGGCGGTTTGTGGAACAACGCAGGTGCGGGCAAGACGGGCGTCATCACGTTTACAACTTTAGATGGCTCGGCTGGTGATTCGTATACGATTATTCTAGAAATGCAAAAACACTACGTCAATCCCACAAACTAATCATGCCCAGCAAATCACCCGCCCAAAAGCGCTTGATGCAGGCTGCCGCCCACACTAAAGGTGGGTTCGGCGGTGTGCCTCAGAAGGTCGGCAAAGAGTTTGCGGCGGCTGATAAGATGAAAAGCGGTGGGCTATATGAGAACATCCACAAAAAGCAGGAACGTATTGCTGCGGGCTCGGGCGAGCGTATGCGCAAGGTAGGCAGCGCAGGAGCACCGACCGCAGCAGCTTTTAAGCAGTCTGCAAAGACTGCAAAGATGAAAGACGGCGGTGATGTCTCTTTAGCAGTCGGTCGGGGCGAGAAATTGCCAACAGATCAGGGCGCGGGGCTGACCGCCAAAGGTCGTGCGAAGTACAATGCAGCAACAGGGTCGAACCTGAAAGCCCCTCAGCCAGAGGGTGGTAGCCGTAAAAATTCATTTTGCGCCAGAATGTCTGGTGTAGTCAAGCACGCAAGCGGCGATGCGCCACGCGCAAAAGCCTCCTTAAAACGCTGGAAATGTCCGGGGTGGTAGATGTCAACTAGCGGCACAGTCTCTCAGACCACGATCTCTGTCCAGCAGCTCATTGATCACGGCGCACGCCGTGCGGGCAAGCTCGCCGAGGAGCTGACTGTCGAGCAGGTGCAGGCCGCTAAGGAGAGCCTGTACTACCTGCTTTCGAGCCTGAGCAACTACGGCGTCAATTACTGGGCAATTAACAAAGTCATCGTTGGTCTGCAGCCCGATAAGTATGAGTACTACTTGCCTGTGGGTACGGTTGATGTGCTCAACGCTAACTACCGCACGCTCACCAACGTCTCAACAGGTGCCTACAGCACCTCAGGCACCACCCTGAACGCCTTTAATGGCACGGGTGACCTGATATGCCAGCTGAGCACTAACACAGGCGCTATCGGTATTGCTAACGGCACGAGCAGCCCTGTTTACATTAGCACGATCGGCATTCTGCCCGCGGTGTCGGGTTCTGTGACTGTGAACCTGCAGTACTCGCAAGACGGTACGAACTGGGTGACGGCTTACGCACCCGGTGCGGTGACTTGGGTTTCAGGTACTTGGATTTATTACGACCTCGACCCCTCAGCGACAGCGCCTTTCTGGCGTATCCAGCAGACTGCGGGCGTCAATATGGGGTTCTATCAGGTTGTATTTGGCACGATGCCAATGTCAATTAACATGTCGCGCATGAATCGTGATGACTACAGCTCGCTGCCTAATCGTTCGTTTACGGCGTTGCGCCCTTTGCAGTATTGGTTTAATCGCACGATCCCTCAGCCCAACATGGAAGTCTGGCCAGTGCCTGACAACATCAGCCCTCAGCTCGAGCTCTGGCTTAACAGGTACATCCAAGACGTGGGTGATTTGAGCGGCGAGATCGAGATCCCGCAGTACTTTTACATGGCGATTCAAAACGGCTTGGCGCACCAGATGGCGATGGAACTGCCGCAAGTTGACCCTGCCCGCGTGACCTATCTTGAGCAGCAGTATGAGAAGCACTTCATGCTCGCTCAGAACGAGAACCGCGACAAGTCACCCATTATGATTAGCCCGAATATCAGCATGTACACTCGGTAAGGGGGTATAAAATGCCCCGCTTCCTTGATACAATTGGCAACAGTAGTTTAAGTATTTTCATATGCGACAGATGCAAGATGAAAAGAGCTTATAGCGACATGCGTGCAGACGGCAACATACCCGCTATAAAGGTTTGCTCTGAGTCGTGTAGTGACCAGTTTGACCCATATAGGTTGCCGGCAAGGCAGTCTGAAAAGATTAGCTTACGTTTTCCTCGCCCAGATGAGGATGTTGCGCAGACGCACAACAACATCATCCTTGACCCTGACATACAGAACGAAGACGATGTCGGGATCGCAACTGAGCAAGCGAATACGCCGAATGACGGTAATTTAGATATATTGAGTCCTTAACATGGCCGACGTCAGGATCACAGCCCTCCCCGCAGCTCAGGCCATCACAGGCGCTGAGTTAGTGCCTGTCGTTCAGGGCGGTTTGACGGTTCAGACGACTGTCTCTGCGATCACCTCGAGCCCTTCGCTCACGCAGACATTCTTGACTGTTGGCTTGCAGACGGCGTTGCCCAATAGCCGCTACTTCTCAACAGGCGTGGGTCTAGGCATCACCGATGGTGGCGCTCAAGCGCCCTACACCATCGCGCTGAATGGCACCTCAGCCTCGCTCGAGTCTGCCTCAAATGGCGTGATCGTGAAGACCGCACCCAACACAATCGCTGCTCGCACGCTGGCTACGAGCGGCAATGGCATTGGCGTGACGAATGGTACTGGTATAAGTGGTGACCCAACTTTTGCGTTAACGGGGCTCGCGCAAGCGCTTGCAAACGCTTCGGGCACAGGATTGCTTGCTTTAAACGGCAGCTCGACCATTTCACCAGTAACTATTACAGGCACTGGCAATCAGATCGGCGTGACAGGTGGTGATGGTTCATCGACACCCACAATCAGCTTGGCGGCGAACTTTATCGCCCCCGGTACCGCTGGTATCACGCTGCCTAACGGCACGACTGCACAACGTGGGGCTACGACTGGTCAAGTTCGCTATAACCTTGACACTGCACGCTTTGAGGGCTACTACGCGGGCTCTTGGCAGACCTTTGGTCTCGGTGATGGTACGCTCACTTCGGTGTCAGGCACAACCAATCAAATCAATGTTAGTAATGTTGGCTCAATTGCCACGGTGGCTTTATCGTCTGACCCAATTGTGCCGGGCACAGGCGGCGTAACCCTCCCAGTAGGTACCACTGCTCAGCGCAGCGCCTCACCCATTAACGGCATACTGCGCTACAACACCACGACCGCTACCTTTGAGGGGTATGCCAATGGTGTTTGGGGTGCAATTATTTCCGGTTCAGGCGTTACCTCAATTGCTACTGGCACGGGCTTGACGGGTGGCCCGATCACCTCTAGTGGCACAATTGCAATTGCCAACACAGCAGTGACCGCGGCGGCGTATGGTTCCTCTTATCAGGTGCCTACCTTTACGGTCAACGCTCAGGGTCAACTGACTCTAGCTGCAAATACTACAATCGACGCGGTCACGCTGACGACTGGCTCAATCACGACAGCGCCCTCAGGTGCAAATGACATCGCTAATAAGAGCTACGTCGACGCGGTCGCGCAGGGGCTAGACCCCAAAGCGTCTTGCGTGGCGGCAACCACGGCAAACATCACGTTGTCTGGAGCGCAGACGGTTGATGGCGTAGCGTTGATTGCTGGAGATAGGTGTTTGGTTAAAAACCAAACATTGAGCCAAAACAACGGAATTTATTTGGTTGCGGCGGGCGCATGGACTCGTGCAACGGATATGGACACTTGGGCAGAAGTGCCGGGGGCGTTCGCCTTTATTGAAACAGGCACGACTCAGGCCGACACTGGTTGGGTTTGCACATCCAATGCTGGTGGCACTTTAGGCACGACTCCCATTACTTGGGTTCAATTCGCTGGTGTAGGCTCATACACAGCAGGGACGGGGCTAACCCTTACTGGCACTCAGTTTAGCCTTACCGCACCCGTTACCATAGCCCTCGGCGGAACGAACGCAACAAACGCCACCGATGCAAGGACAAATCTGGTTGCCGCCAAGTCAGGCACCAACAGTGATATTACAGAGCTGTACGCGCTGAACGGAACGTCTTACGGTGTGGCTTATCAAAACCTGACCAATCAGTTAGTCATGGGGGCTGTTTTAACATTTAACGGCACAACGCTGGCTGCTCCTGACGCCTCGTTTACCACGCTAACCGCCTCATCAACTACTACGCTATCTGGTTTGACAGCCTCAACTGCGCTGGCTCTCAACGCCAGCAAACAGGTGGTGAGTGTTACAAACACAGGCACTGGCAATAATGTTTTAGCCACCAGCCCAGTGCTGACCACGCCGAATCTTGGCACCCCATCCGCTATCGTTCTGACCAGCGCAACGGGTTTGCCGCTGACGACAGGCGTGACTGGGACGCTACCAATTGCAAACGGGGGGACGAACTCAACCGCCACGCCGACCAACGGTGGCGTAGGCTACGGTACGGGTACGGCGTATGCGTTTTCTGCGGCAGGCACATCAAGTCAGGTCTTAATTTCTGCGGGTGCAGCCTCACCTACTTGGGCAAGTCAGTCAAGTCTAGCGGTCGGTACGTCCACTAACCTCGCAGGCGGTGCAGCAGGCTCACTGCCTTATCAGTCAGGTGCTGGTGCGACGGCAATGCTCGCAGCAGGTACGAATGGTTATTTGCTGACATTGACCGCAGGTTTACCCTCATGGCAACCTGCGCCAGCGTCTGGCGTTACTACATTTAGTGCTGGTACGACTGGATTTACACCTAGCACGGCAACAAGCGGTGCGGTAACCTTGGCAGGTACTTTAGCAATTGCTAATGGCGGAACAAATGGCACTGCTACGCCGACTAACGGCGGCGCGGCTTACGGAACAGGTTCAACTTATGCCTTTACTTCAGCGGGTACTGCTGGGCAAGTTCTAACATCAACAGGTGCAGGCGCACCAACTTGGTCAGGCATTTCTGGAGGTACATTCTAATGGCACAAAGCGGCTACACCCCAATTCAGATTTATTACAGCGCGACAGCTTCTTCGGTTCCTGTTAACACGAACCTCGCAGCGGGCGAGCTTGCAATCAACACTAACGACGGCAAGCTCTTTTATAAAGACAGCTCAGGCGTTGTTCAAGTCATTGCATCAAAGGCATCTGCCGCTAACTCTTTCTCTGCTGGCACCACGGGTCTTACGCCAAACACTGCGACTACTGGGGCGGTGACTCTTGCAGGTATCTTGGCTCTAGCTAATGGCGGCACAAACGCTAACCTTACGGCTGTAGCTGGCGCGGTTCCTTATTCAACTGCATCTGCGCTTGCTTTGACAGCGGTGGGTACATCGGGGCAGGTCTTAACATCAAACGGCGCAAGCGCACCTACATGGTCTACTCCTGCAGGTGGTGTAACGCTGTCTAACGACACGGCAACTTCTTCTAATCTTTACCCAACTTTTGCTGCTGCAACCTCTGGCTCTGTGTCTACCATTTACACAGGTAATGCAAACTTGTTATACAAGCCAAGCACAGGTGAATTATCAGCAACGGCGCATGTATCAAGCAACGGCATTACGGTAAACTCTTCGATTGTTGCGGCTAACTACACGATTGGCACAAACTTTAACGCTGTCTCGGCAGGTCCAATCACGATTAACTCTGGAATTACCGTAACCGTAGCATCTGGTTCAGTTTGGGCGATTGTGTAATGGGACTGCGCCTCAAAGCCTTCTCGCTAGGTACGGTTGAGGTCAACCCTGTTGACACAGCATCTAACGTGTCTGTGAACGTGCAGGCAGCAAACGGTGTGTTGTCGTATGCAGACTCATCTACGGGTGGCTTGTACTTGCCATCGGGTACTACGGCACAACGTCCTGCTAGTCCTGCGACTGGGCAGATGAGATTTAACACTACTACGGGTAGCGTAGAAACGTATAACGGTACAAGCTGGGGTTAACTATGGCTGGGTCTATCAAGTTGGCAGCACCATCAGGCGGTTCAGTCACACTGAACGCAGTGGACACCGCTGTAAATTATGTGATGTCCGTACCTGCTGCTGCGGGTATTCTAATTAACGCTGACTCTGCTACTGGGGCTGCACAACTTCCTGTTGGTACGACTGCACAACGCCCTGCTAGTCCTGTTACGGGGCAGACAAGATTTAATACAACACTTGGTATTGCAGAAACATATAACGGGGCAACATGGATTGCAACGGGCGGCGGTATTCCTGTAAGTGTTTTGGTTATTGCAGGTGGTGGTGGCGGTGGGCCGGGTACATTCTCTGTTGATGCAGGTGGTGGTGGTGGCGCAGGAGGTTTGCTTGCTCAAACAGCATTTCTAACTTCAGGCACTAATTACCCAATTACGGTTGGCGCAGGTGGCGCAAGCAATACAAATGGCAACACTTCTTTTATTTCTCCTTTTTATTACGCTGTTGGTGGCGGTCGGGGCAATACAAATGGCGCTGCTGGCGGTTCTGGTGGTTCTGGTGGCGGTGGTGGCGGTAATGCTGGTGTAGGTGGGGCAGGGACAACTGGGCAAGGCAATACTGGTGGAACGGGCGTAGGTACATACGGTCCGGGCGGCGGTGGCGCAGGTGCGGTAGGTTCAAATGGTAGCCCGCCAAACGCTGGTGCTGGTGGCGTTGGTCTTGCATCATCTATAACAGGGACATCGGTATTTTATGCTGGTGGTGGTGGTGGCAACCCTTCTGCGGCTGGTGGAAATGGCGGTGGTGGTGCAGGCGGTGGAACAACTACTGTTGGTGTTGCTGGAACAGCTAATACTGGTGGTGGCGGCGGTGGCGGTGGGCCTAACACAAACCTTGCAGGTGGTGCAGGTGGCTCAGGCGTAGTTATCCTCTCAGTACCCACAGCAAGCTACACAGGCACAACTACGGGTTCGCCAACAGTTACCACTAACGGCGCATTTAAAGTGTTGACATTTACGAGCAGCGGCTCGTACACAGCATAAGGAAAGAACATGACAGCCAAGAACGAAACATTCGACATGGATATTGAGTTAGCTCATAGCCTGTTTGAGTATCGTGACGGTGCTTTGTACTGGAAATCTGACGTTGCTCGGAATGTGAAAGCTGGTGATCGTGTTGCCAAAAATAGTAATGCACCACGTTTGCGTGTTTGTTATGACGGCAAATACCATACCCTTCACCGCATTATTTTTGCCATGAATCACGGCTATTACCCTGAAGTTGTTGATCACATCAACGGCGATGGGCGTGACAATCGGATTGAAAATTTACGGTCGGCTGATATGAAAACCAATGCTCAAAACCGTAAGCGCAACACAAAACACAATTCCAGTGGTGCAAAGAATGTTGGATTTAAAGATAATAGATGGCGTGTCACGGTTACAAAACCTGATGGCACAAAGATGGACAAACGATTTAAAAACTTTGACATTGCCTGTACGATTGCCGAACTTGCTCGGTTTAAGTACCACGGCGAATTTGCACGGGCATAGGAGAAATATATGGTTGCGACAGTAGGCGGCACAACGGGCTTCGGCCCTCCATCATGGACAACAGCAGGTCGCCCATCAAGCCCTGTGAACGGGCAATTGGGGTGGAATAGTACGCTTGGTGTTTTAGAAGTTTGGAATGGTGCGGCTTGGCAAATTGTTGCTTCAACTGCATACACTGTTACTTATCTTGTTGTTGC